TCAGTTGCCGACCCGCCAGCCACCGTTCACCGACACCACCGTTCCGGTGACGAACCCCGCCTCGGGCGAGGCCAGCCAGGCCACCGCCACGGCGATGTCCTCGACCCGGCCGGTCCTGCCCAGCGGGGTCTCGCCGACGATGGCGGCGACCCGTTGCGGATCGAGGCCGCCGGGAAAGAACCGGGTGTCGGCGATGTAACCCGGCGCCACGCTGTTCACCGTGATCCCGCGCGAACCGAGTTCCCGCGCCAGGGCCACGCCGAAGCCATGCAGGCCGGCCTTGGCTGCCGCATAGCCCAGCGCACCAGGACTGCCGCTACCGGTCTGCGCAGCGATCGATCCGATATGGATGATCCGCCCGCCCTCTTCCGCGAAATGCGGCAACACCGCCAGCGACATGAGGAACGCGCTTTTCAGGTTGCCGTCCAGCAGCGCATCCCATTCCCGCTCGGCCTCAGCCAGCGGAGTGGTGGCGGCGATCTTTCGGGTGAACCCGGCGTTGTTCACCAGCACGTCGAGCCCCTGGAAGGTGTCGCCAACCCAGGCGGCCACCGCCTCGACAGCTTCGCGGCGGGAAAGATCGGCGGCCATCCAGGGCACACCGCCCAACTCGGCGGCAGCGCGTTGCAGGCGCTGGGAATCACGGGCCACCAGGGCGATCCGATAACCCTGTTGCCGAAGGCGCCGGGCGATGGCCAGGCCGATGCCCGACGAGCCGCCGGTGACCAGGGCGGTACGGGGGATTGGAGAATGAGTGTGCATGACGGGCTTCCTCTTGAGAGAGAGTGAGAAATACCTGGGAGGGGAGCGCGATAAAGTGGGATGTACTGGGACGGATCGGACTATAGCGGGATGGGGCGATGAAAATGTTTTGCCACTGGGGAAAGAAAAACCCGGCTCATTCGACCGGGTCAAAAAGGCCCAACTGATCGGTTCGGCGTTGTCTCCGGTGCTTTCGAACAACGCTGTAGATCCAGTCCTCGGTGACGCCGAACTCCCGGACCAATTTGTCAGCATTCGAGCCATCGTACCGCTGCAGTATATGCAGTTCCAGGCGCTTACGAGCCAGCTCATCCTTGACCGGAAAGACAAACGTGATGCCGGCCCAGCGCCGATGCAATTGGAACACCAGTTCCTCTGACTCAGATACTGCTTTCTCCCGAGAGAGCCCGTTACGCACGAACGCTTCGACGATCAGTTCGGCCAGCTCGCTGAGCATGTTGTTCCGGCGGCGGATCTGCTGCGAACGGATCTCCTTCATTATTACCTCCGCTTGCTATCTGCGGCCGCTTGGAGCGTTTCCACCAGGGCCTTGAGGATTGGACGCTGCCGCCGCCATCCTTTCGGCAACTGTTCCAAGCCGGCCGCCTGTTCTGGATGCTCAATGCCCAGGTCCTGGCAGAGCCGATCCACTTCAGCGAGGAGGTACCGTTTCTCCTGCTCGACGTGCAGAGCTGCCAGGATTGCCGTGAGCTGATCTGGTTTCTTCAGCCATGCGACCTTGGCCACGCCGAACATCTGCTTGGCGATCTTGTCGGCGTAGCTCCAGGGCAGCCTCATCTCAGCCAACTGCGCCTCAATGACCTGGACCTCGGCGGGTAGCTGGCTGAAGTTATGCGGCTTGCCGGCTGCTCGCTTGCTGGGCTGTGGTTGCCAGCCCAGGCGCTTGAACTCCGTCAGCAACTGCTCGGCCTGGCGCAGGTTCAGATCCCGCGCCGACCCCTTGCCGAACATCGCATGCAGCTTCTGCCGATAGACATCATCCTGCAGGCCGAGCTGCTGACGAGCTATGTGGATCTTGCTGAGCAGCCCCCTAGCGAGTGCCATGGAACACCTCCATGCCATGCCGACGACCCAGCCGGCGCAGCTCAGCATCGCTGACGCCCAGTTCGCGAGCGAGCCTGGCCGTCTGCGCGGCCAGCAGCGCCTGGGCGGCGATCATCCGGCTCAACCAGACCTTCGGGTTCACGCCAGGAGCCGGCTGCAAAGCCGGCACGGGCGCTGGTGAGCGTTGGGACTCGGTCTTGGATTGCGTACGTGGCGCGGCAGGCTTCGCTTTGAGCGACGAATTCTCGGCCAGGGCTCCGTTGTATACCGGCGTCTTCATGGGATTGATGACGAAAGTGTCCGGCAGCTCGCGCATCTTGTACCCGACTTTCTCGATCTGCCCGCCGCCGGCCAGGAACTGCTGAACCAGTTCGTCCAGCTCCTGGGCCTCCTGCCGCTTTACGTCAGCATCACGCCGAGGTGGATCGCCGGCCGTTGAGTGGTAGCGCTCCATCACCTGGCCTCCTTGTTGAGCTGTCGAATGCGGCTGTGCAGCTTCTTCTCGACGGTCTTCTGCAGACCGGGTACCGAGAGCGCAGCACGGCATTGCTCTAGATTGAAGCTGTCCAGAGCGCGCAGGCGATCATCAGTACTCACTGCACCGTAGTCCTTGTCAGGACGGATGAACGGATTGGCTTGCGACATCTCACACCCCCTGAGTAAGCCGAGCCACGGCCTGGTGCCCGATCCCCTGGTGCAGCCGCGCGTGCTTGCCCGCGGCATACCCCGCTTCACTGGCCACTTCGTCACGTGCCTTGAGCTTGCGGCGCTTCATCTCGAACTTGCCGACGTCAGCGTGGTGCTTCGCCATGTACGCCTGGATCGCGTCGGCGATGTTGTCGTCGACGCCCGCGAACTGGTCGACCTTGGCGTACACGGCCTCGATCCATCCATGCGCGAAGGCATCTCCACGGGCTACCTTGGTGGACCGCTTGCAGCGTTTCTGCGTGCTCAGGAAGTCCTTGCGCGCCTTCTGCAGCTGTCGCTCCAGCACCTGGTAGGCATAGCCGGTCAGCTCCGGCGCCGCCGCGCAGCCGACGAACAGGAACGAAGCGCTTTCGAAATAGGAGGTGCAGATGATCAGGTGCGTGCCGAAGGCATGGCAGCACACTTGAGCGAGACGCACCCGCCAGGCCGGCGGTTTTCCATCCGAGCCGGCGGGAACCCTGGCTTCGCCAGCCATGCTGGCCAGCACGTCGCCCATCTCCAGATTGTATGCTTCCATCAGTTTGTGGGCATGACGCAGCGCGATCTCGGCCTCGTTCGGGTTGGAACCCCGTCCCTTCGCCATTTCCAGGCACTTCTTGATCTTGTCGAGGATACGGTCCTGGTCCATGTCACACCCCTGCGATATTCAGGCTGATCGGCAGATAACGGTCAGTCATGCCATCGCGTTGGAAGACGCGGATGTACACAGCCTGGCCGTTGACCTGGATGGAATCGCGCAGGGCCTGCATGGCCCGCTTCCAGTCCGGGTCGTCGATCTCCACACGTAGCAAGCTGAGGACGTCGTTGGTCTTGATCTGCCCCTGGCGGTTGGCGCGAAAAGCACGATCCACCAGTATCCGCAGGTGGTTGTTGGCACCCTCGCTCCAGGCGCGGATGCATTGATCGATCAATTCCTTGGCTGCCAGAATCTCCTCGCTGAAGACGATGCGATCCGCGTGGGCTCGCTCGATCTTGTAGCGTCCGTCGTAGGTGATGATGGAGACGTTGCCCTTCTTCCCGCCAAGCGTGACGCCGTACTTGTCACCGCAGATCCGGATCAGATCGTCGATATCTGCCAAGGCACGCGCCTTGAACCGAGCCAGAGATTCGTGGAGGAGTAGAGCCTCTTCAACCAGGTCGCAGGCAACCTGGTCGCGCAGTTTGTCGTGCTCTCGCACCTGGTGCTCGGGCACCAGGTGGCCCGCTGCATTCTTCACGTAGCCAGCCGGGATGTGAGTATCAGCCATCGGAGTTTTCCTCTTCGGGATTCGGTACAACGCTCATCTCAGCCAGGGAGACGAACGCATTCAGGATGTGTCCGCAGTTGCTGCAGGTGATCACCAGCTCGATCAGGCTCGGGTCATGAGCTGCAGAGCCCGCGGTGATTTCGGGGTACGGCGTGCTGCACTCGGAGCAGTCGATCTCCAGAACATCAGCCATGGGGACGTCCCTCCAGCTCGGTATCAATCTGCAGGTCGATCGCGTCACCCTGTGCGAGGAGCAGCGCCGTGGCCTTCACCAGGTTCTTTCGAGCGTCCAGGCTGGGTTTCCACCAGGATGACTCGAACGGCCACCAGCCCGGCACCAGTTGCGTCAGGCACGGCTCTCGCTCTGGCTGGCAGATCTGCGTAACGGCTTCGTCGGCGTAGCAGGTAGCAGCCAGCGCCAGTTCACCGCCTCGGCGCTCAGCGTCATGGTCGGGGCTGAAGCCTTCCTGTCGGATCTGCCGCTGCCGTTCTGCCAGTACGTCCCGAGCGAAGGGGCTCAAGCTGAGGTCGCATAGGCTTTGCGTGGCGCCATTGTTCATCAGTGCACCCTCCCTGCTGATTGCTGAGCGCGCCGCTCCTGCAGGTAGACCGCCATGCACTGCAGCTCCGCATGCAGCTTGGAGAAGTGGCCGGCGATGAAGAGGTCGATGAGCTTGACCAACATGCTGTCCAGCTTGTGGCTGATGGTCTTCAGCTCCACCAGCTCCTGGTCCTTCGCGAAACCATCGCGCAAAACGTCCTTCAGGGCTTCCCGGCAGTCCTGCTCGCTCATGGCGTCAACATCCATCAGCGGGGTGTACGCGTGGGTGATGACGGTCATTGGTCTTGCTCCTTCACCGGGGTCGTCCAGCCCACATCGACGCCGAGCAGGCTGACGAGATGCAAGGTGACCCTCCCGCGGGTGGTCTGCCGAATGCCGCGGAGGACACCCTCGAACCGCTGATACAGGCGAGGTGCGTCTTCCGCACGAATGAACAGCCGGCGATCGAGCACCGACGTCTGATCAATCGGAATGCCGGCCTTGCGCAGGGCGCGGGTGGCGTTGTTGACGGCATCCAGGCATCGGGCCAGCTCCGGCGTCAGCACGGTGCAGAGCGGCAGATGGGTAGCTATTGGATGCTCTTCAGGGAGGCGGCCAGTGATTGGTACGACGTTCATCTCACACCCCCTTGATCACATCGGCAGTGACGAGCGGTTCGCCGACATGCACCGCCAGATTCATCGCCGCGATCATCAAGTTGCCGATGGCCAGCGGGTAAAGCTGGCTCGTTTTGTCTCGGCCGCTTGTGCTCAGGCGCTCGATCAGCGCCTGGATGCCGCTTGCGTCGACCACTTCGGTCAGCGGCTTGCCGACCCGGCCGAAGCGGAACTCCAGGTGCTTCTCCACTGCTGCAACCGGGAGCGGCTCCAGCTCCACGATCTCGATGCGCTGCACTACCTCGCGCACGTCGCCATTACGTGGGGAAAGCTTGGTGCCCAGTTCAGGTTGTCCAATCAGGATAATGCTGACCAGCTTGGTGAAGCCGGCCTCAAGCTCCCGCAGGCGCTTGAGCTGCTTGAGCGTTGGGATGGGAAGGCTGTGCGCCTCCTCAATGATGAGGACGTGGCGGAAGCCTGCGGCATGGCTGGTCTTCAGCGCCTTGTGTAGCTGGGCGAAACGCGCTTCGGGCGAGGATTTGGCTTTTTCAAGCGGCGCTACGGCCGCCATGATCGATTCAGCGATATGGGTCGATTTCAGTGTCTTGCCCTTGGTGTCGTTGTCCTCCATCGCCAGCACATAGGGCTCGATGACGATCACCGGTGCACTCTCGCTGTCCAGGCGTTGCACCAGATCTCGACGCAGCGTGGACTTGCCAGCGCCAGACTCGCCGATGACTGCTAGGAAGCCGTCGTGCTTGGCGACCTGATACATGCATTCGCGGACGTAGCGAATATCGGGGCTGACGTACATGTCATCAGCGCTCTGCAGCTCGTCGAAGGGGTCGCGACGGATATCGAAAGCCTTCTTCGTCGCTGGTAGCAGCACCTGTTTGCGCATTAGCATGGGCTCGCACTCCTCGTTTTCTTGACCGTTTTCGGGGGTTGCAGGAGCCTCGGCGTTGGCGCGCCGGGGCTCCATCTCTTCTTCCAGCAGCGCGATGTCGTCATCGTTCGCGCCGTGCTCGTATAGAAAGTCCGCGACCGCGCCAAACAGGCGAGATTTGTCGAGGGACTTCGGCCAAAGGCCGTGATTGATCAGTTGAGCGATCGCCGCCGGGCTCAGGTCGACCGCTCGGGCCAGATCGGCCTGGGTCTTGCTGACCCCGGCAAGCACTTCCTTGAGTTTCAGCATCAGTTGCCTCCTACGACGCGCAGGCCAGGCCGGGCCGGCTTGCGCAACTGGTTGGCGATGGCGTCGAGCTGGTCTTCCGGCACGCCTTCGGGGTGGGTCTTCTTGAGCCAGGCCATCGAGTCCGTGGTCCAGGCTTCACCCAACTGCGCGCGTAGACGTTTGGCCGCCTCGACATGCGGAAGGAGCGGAACCTCCACGATGGGGGCTACCAAGCTGTGTTCCGTGCCGCGTCGAGGCATGAAGGTGGGCAGTTGGGTGTCGTCGATATGTTGGAAGGGCTTCAAGGCACCGCCGAACGGAACGGACTTGGCCTTGCGCGCAGCCTGCACTTCCATTTCGCTTTCGACGCCATAGGCCAGTTGGTCAACAGCTTTGCGGGCCTTCTGCGCCGGAGTCTCAGCCTGACGGCTGAACGTCTGCCCGATCACCGGTGAAGTGGTCGCGTAGCCGCCCTCATCCTTCTCGACCTTGGGAAGGACATAGAAGACCTGACGGCCCTGCTCGTTGACCGTGACCAGTTGCACTGCATCTTCGCGCCAGGGGTTGCGGGTGATCAGCACGCGGTCGTTGACGTTCACGTCCGGGACAACCGAAATGTCGTACTCGCACCCTCCGAACGAGACGCGAAGTTTGGCCGTGACCTTCCGAGACTCTGGTGCCCTCACTGCAAGCTCCCGGCACAGCTCGACCGTGGGCGCCTTGATCAGTTGGTCAGCCCGGATGGTCATCCAGAGTTCTGACCTGGTGCGCCTATGCCGGCTGTGGACGGCCGTCGCATTGAAGTGGGCGCGCCACTTCTTCGCTTGGGCGTTGAGTTCGTCCAGGTCGTTGACCGGTTCGAACTTCAGCTTCGACTCGAACTTGCGCTCGATGATGTTCCGGGCGTTCTCGACCGAGCCCGTAACCCGCGCCGCGCCTGGCGCGTGCACGATGACCTCGATGCCCAGGGAGCAGCACAGATTCTTCGACATCGCCGAGATGTTGGCCGAGCCAGGGTCCATCATCAGGATGCGTGGCACGCCGTGGAGCATGTCAGCTCCACCACGCTCTTGCATGGCCTCGATCAGCACTGTGCAGAAGTTCTCGCCACTCTCGGCGCCCATCACATAGCGGACGTAGATCCAGCCGGTGTAGTGATCGGTGATCTCGTAGGACCACACACGGTCAGCGGCCACACGATCCAGGTTCGCTGGCTTGTTCTTGTAGAACTCCTTGCGATCCATTACCTGCAGGCCGCTAGCCTTCTTGTTCGCCCCAGGCTTCAGGTAGTAGAGGACGCAGAGGGACGCATCGATCTGCCAGACGTGGTTCGGATGCAGGCTGCGCAGTTCGGTGACCGGCTCCGGCGCCAATAGCTGGGATGGATGCAGGCGGTAGCTGTGCAGCGCGCGGCTGATCGCGCTGATCGACATCGGGCGGATCTCTCCGGTGCGTCGGTCGACAGACTCCGCACGGATCAAGCCGCTGGCGCGAAGATCCTCGACCGCATCAGCAACGGAATACAGGCGCTTCGCGTTATGTCGGGCCGAGTGAATCAGCGCCGTGCTGATCACCAGGGCCTCGTCACGCCCCAGGCGGCTCTGCCCCGAGTCCTTGCGCCGCTTACGCGGTGCGCGCTCGCGCACCTGTACATCCTTCAGCTTGCGGTACAGCGATGCCAGCGACAGACCCAGCTCTGCCGCGGCTGCTTTGCATAGCGCCGTGCGCTGCCCCTGACCGGCGCTCTGTAGCTGCCGGTCGAGGTCAACCAGGCGCTGGGTGATGACGGCAGACACGGCCATGATCAGGCTCCCACTCCGTCCGCGAACTGGGCATCCAGGGCAGCCATATCGGCCCCCACCCAGTCGGGTGCCTGGTCGCGACCAAGCTCTGCAGGCAGGTCGAACTCGTTGCGTACCTCCTCCAGGAGTGATTCCAGGTGAACGATCAGTGCAGCCTGGAAGGCGCGATGGTCGGCACCTTGCTCCTCGGCCTGCTCGGCCAACTTGGCGAAGCCTTCACGCAGTTGCCCCATGATCCCGACCTCGACCTCATAGGCCATGGACGTGACTTCCTGACGCAGCTCTGCCGCGCGCTGGTCGGCCGTCATGGTTTCCACCTGGCGGCGTGTCTTCTCCAGTTCGAGCTTGGTGTTCTGCAGGTTCTCGGTGGTGTTGGCCAGCAGGCGCCCCTGCGCTTCCTTGTCCTCGCGGAGGTCGCGCAGAGCCTTGCGCAGCTCGCGGCAGCTCATGCGCTCGATGTCGTCCAGGTCGAGGCCTGCAACTGTGCCTCCATCGGCAAGTGCAACGAGATCGTCGTCATCTTCGCTGATCAGTTCGAGTAGCTTCGCCTTCCCCAAAACGGACAACGTTGTCCGTTTTGACTCCAGTGCAGGAGACAGGTATTTGAGCGCCGCCTGCATCATCCGGCGCGCTGCGCGCTCATGTATCCCCAACTGTTCAGTGACGATCTGAGTGAAGTCGCCGTGGGGCTCATGCTCTTTCAGCACGATCAGGCGCTTTCCGGCTTCCAGCATGGCTTCTGCCGACTGGGCCATGTAGAAGCGCGCCTCATTGACCACGCGGATGCGATCGTAAGGGAGGCCGTCGCCGAACTGCGCCATGACCTCGGCACTGTGCTCCGTCATGGTGGCGATGTTCTGGTTGATAGCGGCGCTATCCAGCTCCGGCAGCTCTACTGCGGGTTTCGGTTTGGTGGCAGTACGTCCCATGGGTATCCCCTCAGATCATGGAGCCGGCAGCGACCCGGCGGTTGAGTTCGTGGATGCGGTTCTGCATGCGGCTGACGTGGTCCGCATGGGCCTGGGCGATCTGCAGCATGCTGACGCTGTGAGCGAATCGGCCATCTTCTCTACGCTCGGCCAGGCCGGCCTCGATGAGGGTCTGCATGTAGCGGGTGATGTTGGCCGGGCTCTCGCCAAGGGCCTTGGCCACTTCGCCATTCGAAAGGCCCGTCAAGGTGTGTCCTTTCAGCGCGATCAGAACGCGCAGGACGCGCAGCGCGGTTTCGTTGACGCGTTTCTCAGTCATCGGAATCTCCAAGTTCGAGCTGGGGGTGTTCGTGTTGGGTGACGTTTCCGTGGTGCCAGGCCAGGGACTCCAGGCCCGCCCGCAGCGCGTCCAAGGTCTTGTCTCGGTCTTGGCTGCCGGCATGGAAAGCCAGGAGCGCCCCAACGGCGTCATGCAGGACGGTCTGCAACTGCTGCACATCCTTGGGCGACGTCGTGCGACCAGTCGGGATGTCGATGAGGAGCTTTCCGTGGGCGGCCGCCAGGTAGCGTGTGATCAGCGGAATGCCAGTGGCTTTCTCCAGAGGCACCACCAGGCACAGCGGTAGTCGGCCGTTGGCCATCCACTTGTAGAGACTGGATTGGTTGGTCTGCCCCAGGTGGTCGATGGCCAGGCGCTCGACCCCGCGGTTGTACCTCTGCGTACCGTGCTCCACGCAGCCCTCAATGGATGCACAGGGCGAGCGCGGCACCCAGGTCTTCCAGTTCCGGCGCTTCATTGGACGGCGCTCCAGAAGCCCCTCTGGCCGTCATCCAAACAAATAGCTGTTTTCACCGTTGGCAAAGCTGTTGCCACAGCGTCAGCCTGATGAGGTACATTCACATTCGTCGGAGAGACTGACATGACTACCCCCGATCACCTGGTTCTTGATGCGTCGATGCGCTCGGCGTTTGTGGCTCTTGCGCGTCGCCTGTCGATTGATCACGGGCTGGATCTGGACGGCCTAGCCGACGATCTGGAGACGCTGGCGGATGCTCAGCCGGGCGATATGTGGCAAATGCCCCATCGCGATCTGGCAGGGGTGCTGCGGCATGTTGCCGAGCGGACGCAAGTAGCCGCGAGCTGACCTCGAAAGCTTCGTCGCGACTCAGGCTGTGTTTGAACAGCCGTCCAGCGCTGATGAGCATCAGCCGGTCGATGAGGTGTTCGGCGCCTGGTGATGCAACGGTTCGGTCCACCAGCAGGAGGCTGCTCTGGTGCGCGTCGGCCAGGTGCCAGGAGATGTCCGAGGTATCGCCAGGGGCGCACGCGATCAGTGCATCGAGCGCGGCGCGCCAGGTGTCCATCGGGGTCGGGATCAGGTCGATGTGCTCGACAGGTGGCTGGGTGCGGGGCATGGCGGTGTTCCTCACGCAGCAGCTACAGAAGGCTTCAGGCCGAGCTTCACAGCTATTTCGTGGGCTTGGCCGTAGTTGGCTTTGAGTTGGCCATTGAGAACGCGGTAGACGTCGTTACGGGCGTAACCGTTTTCCTTTGCCCACTCGGTGAAGGTTTTGCCGGCCTGGCGGAAGCGTTGCTTCACCTGGTCGGCCGTGAGGGCTTTGGTTGCAGCGGCCATGGCAGTGGCTCCTGTAATGCAAAGATGTTGCGGGTTTGTATGAATGATGATGGTCCCAATTATGGGACTCGTCAAGGTATTTGTGGGGACAAAATTGTCCATAGGTCGGCGAATCAAAGAGGAGCGCGAGCGTCTGGGTTACACCCAGGGGGACTTCGCGGAACTTGTAAATGCCTCCAGAAAATCCCAGATGCGTTGGGAGCAAGAAGGCGGACCCTCGCCAGACGCCGAAGCTCTAGCTATCTGGTCGTCTGAAGGGGTCGATGTGCCGTATGTACTAACAGGGGTGCGTTCAAGTAGAGGCACGAACCAGCATCTGCCAGCAGATGAGCAGGTTTTGCTGGAGGCGTATCGGGGCCTTACTGCGAGCAAAAGAAAGGAGCTGCTGGCGGCGCTGCTTACTGGCCAATCTGGGAAGAAACTCGCCAAATCTGGCAGCGTAACCGTACTGGGCAGCGGTAATAGGACTGCGGGGCGGGACTACCAAGAGAAGGAGTGACCCGTGAGCGACATTGACGTTGATGGCGATCGCAACCGGGTCGCAGGACGTGACTTCATTGAGGTCCATCTTGCGCCCGAACATGAGCCGCTGTCTCAAGAGCAGAGGAAACGACTGAACTTGCTGGTGAACAACATCAGCAGTGAATACAAAGTTGATCCTTGGACTCTATGGAGAGAGGTCGTTCATACCCGCATTGGCGTGAGCAAAGTCCGGCAGATTCCGAAGAGCAAGTTCTCAGAGGCCGAACGAGCGCTGCTGGAACACGCAGAGCACCTACATTCGTTGTCACATGCCAAACGATTGGTTGCAGAGGTGCTGCAGATAGCCAACGAGCGAGGGCTTTATCAGGACCTCACCCGCTACTGTTCGAGGGAGTTCGGCTTGACAGTGCTCAACAAACTGAACCCTGAGCAACTGAAGCAAGCACTGCGCTTTGTCGAGGATGCTGCCGGCCTTTCCTCGCAGCAAAATAACCAGCTACCTGCAGACCGGTCCTTGGAGGGTCAAGCCCACGAGCGGCACGGTTCGGGTTGGAAGGCATTTGTCATCGAAGCCAGAGCCATGGTTGTCGCCTACCCCATTCAATGTGGACTACTTGCTGCTTTGCTCGTGGTGTTGGGGAAAGCAATTTAGTAAGTGAAGGCGCTCGCGCGTCGCTTAGCAAACGAGCAGTGTGACCAAACTGAATTTCGAAAGGACACGGGACAGTGGAAAGGCTGATATTTAAGGGGCGGGCTTGGCTGCTAATAGGCGCATTTGTCGTAATCGCTGGTTGTGCGACAGCCACCATAGGAAAACCATTTCCAGCTAGCAGCGTAGGTCAGTTGCAGTTGGGTGTCTCTACAATGGAGGATGCGCGCCGGTTGCTCGGCGATCCACATCAGGTGGAAACCAATCAAGCGGGTGAACAGCTACTCATATGGCAGTACGTTCGTTCAGATGCCACCAGCGGCTTCGCCTCAGTTGATGTTAAGACGAGTCAGCAATTGGCCGCTCTCGTATTCAGTCCTTCTGGTCGCCTATTGCGCGTTGGCAGGTTGATCAACACACCCGCTCCATTAGCAGCCCCGTCCGCCCCCCATAGTACTACTGGCTCAGATCATGCCCTGCAGACTCGCGAATCGGTCCAAGAGCAACTGGACCAACTGAACCAGATGCAGCTCCCTTACCAGGAATACCAGCGACGGTATCGGGAAATTACAGGGCAGTGAGTAGGGAGACTCCATGCTGCCCCTTCCGCTCTATCGATTGATTTTCGAACTGCCGAAAAGCGACCTCGCGCGCGCGTGACGATGATGTCCGGGCGTCCTGCAGGAGCAGGATGCCCATCAGTTGGCCAGGGATGGCCACCCTATCGGGAGCATCGTCATGTCATCGCCGCAACCCCGGCGCCGCCGCGCGCCGCGTATGACCAGCTGGACGCTGGTCACCCTCGTCCTGCTGATCATTCTCGCCGCCATTCGCCCGGAGCAGCTCCAGGTCGTTGCCTACAAGCTGGTCCTGGTGACCTTGGGCGCGGTGGCCGGTTACTGGATCGACCGCAGTCTGTTCACCTTCGCGGCTCGCCCGCATGAATGCTCGGCCAACCTGGAGGTTGTAGGCGCTTGGCTGCGCCGCTCGCTGATCGTCCTGGGCTGCATCCTTGGCTTGACCCTGGGGCTGTAACGATGGGGATTCCGCAGACGATCCTGATCGTTGCCGCCATGACCTATCTCCTGTCGTCGTATCGATCGGATGGTCTCACCACCAGCGTGAACGTCCGGCGCCGAGCATGCTGGGTCGGTGCGCTGATGCTCCTGCTGCTGGCCGGCGGTTTCTTCTCGTCGGCCAAGGCCGATGAGATCCCGCGGGCCGCCGAGCAGTATCGCCGCGTGCTGGTTCGAGCGGCGCATGCTGAGTGGGGGCTGTCGGCGCCGATCGCTACGTTCGGTGCTCAAGTGCATCAGGAGAGCCGCTGGCGTGCTGATGCCCGTTCGCCGGTTGGTGCCCAGGGCCTGGCGCAGTTCATGCCCGGAACCGCGGAGTGGATCGCCGGCCTGTATCCGGCCGCCCTCGGCACCAAGCAGCCGTTCAATCCTGGCTGGGCACTGCGCGCGCTGGTCACCTACGACCGTTGGCTCTACGACCGAAACCAGGCCTCCAGCGAGTGTGATCGCTGGGCATTCGTACTGTCCGCTTACAACGGCGGCCAGGGGTGGGTAAATCGCGACCGTAGGCTGGCGTCGGCATCCGGCGCCGACCAGCTGGCCTGGTTCGGTTCCGTCGAGCGCTTCAACGCCGGGCGCTCGACCGCCAACTTCCGCGAGAACCGCAATTACCCGCGCCTCATCCTGCTGCGCTACGAGCGGATCTATCTGCAGTGGGGCGACGGTGTGTGTGGCGAGAGGTATCAGCTATGAAACGCCTGCTCATGAGCTGCCTGGCTGTAGGCCTGGCGGGTTCGATCACCCTCGGCGCTACATCCCGCAACTGGCTGGCTCGGCCGGAGTTTCACTATTCGCCGCTGCCTCGGGAGCGACACGGAAAGTCGGGGGTGGCTCGGGCGAAACGTAAGGCTCGTAAGTACAAGCGGAGAAATCATGGCCGTCCTTAGCCTCCTACGCACCAGTACGTTCTGGCTCGTGCTGAGCGCGGTGCTGTGCGGCGCAGCCGTAGTGATCCACGGCTCCGCAAGCTACGACCGTGGGTACGCCACCGGCCGCGCCGAGGGTGACGCTGCGCTGCTCAACCTGCAACTGCAGCACACCAACGAACGCGCCCAGGCCCTTCAGGACGCCCTGGTCCAGTACAAGCAGCAGGTCGCGCGCGCCAACCAGGCCGAGGAGCAACTGCTGCAGGTACAGCAGCAACTGACCGACACCCGACATCAACTCCAGGAGCGAATCGCACATGTATCGACCGCCTACCGAGCGGCACCTGGTGCTGCGCCTATTGCTATCCCTCGCTGTGTCTTCACTCGCGGCTGGGTGCGCGACTTCAACACCGCCCTCGGTGCCGGTTTGCCCGCCACAGGAGCGCGCACCGCTTCCCCCGGCACTCAAGCAGCGACCTGGCCCGCCGCCGGTTCTGACGCCGAGCTACTGGAAAGCGGCGTCACTCCGGCGGACATCCTGGCCTTTGCCCAAGACTACGGGGCCTGGTCTCTTCGCAATCTCGCTCAGCTCAACGCACTACTGGAACAAGGGGAATAGGGAATGAAGGTCGAGCTGGAACTGTGGCAGTTGATCACTCTGCTGCTGACCTTCCTCGGTGCCTGCGCGGGCGGCGGCAAGCTGCTGCTCAACCAGATCCAGAAAAGCCTGGATTCGCGATTCGCAAGCCAAGACCAGGCACGCCTGGCGAACCATGAACAGCTCTCCTACCGGCTGGACGCCATCGAGCAGGCCGCGCGGGAAGAAACCAACCAGTGGCAGCGCGTTGAACGAGAACTGATGAGCCTGAAGGCGGAGCTGCCGATCCAGTACGTCCGCCGCGAGGACTATATCCGCGGCCAGAGTGTGATCGAGGCGAAGCTCGACGGTTTGGCCGTGAAGCTGGAAAACGCGCAGCTGCGCAGTCTGATGGGAGCAAAAAATGCAAATTGACCTGGCCAAGACCCGGCGCGAAGCCCTGCGCTGGCTGATTCTGCTGACCCTGAACAATGCTCGGCCGGTGGGCGCCTACGAGGGGCCGGTCCTCTCGGTCGCACAGAGCGAGTACCCCGACGCCACACCGCTGGAGATCCGTCGCGAGCTGGACTACTTGGCCGACCGTGACCTGGTGACCCTGGTCAAGGAACCGTCTGGCAAGTGGTTCGCCGATTTGACCCGGTACGGCACCGACGTCGCCGAGTACACCATCGACTGCGAACCCGGCATCGCCCGCCCCAAGAAGTACTGGTGACGACCATGGGGCGGAAATCATCGATCTCCCGGCTACCGGATCAAGTCCGGGCCTACATCGAGGGGCGCCTGGCCGATGGCCGGATGACGCTGGACGAGCTGATCGCGGACCTGCAGGCGCAGTTCCCGAGCCAAGCCGAGGCCGGCGAGCTGCCCAGCCGTGCGGCCGTGCATCGCTACGGCCAGAAGCTGGAGCGACGGCTGGCGGCAATTCGTGCCAGCACCGAGGCGGCCAAGCTGATCCGTGCCCAGGCCGGCGACGACCTGGACGCACGCAGCGAGGCGCTGACGGCGATGATCCAGTCCGAGCTGTTCGAGTCGATCATCTCCCTGCAGGAGGCTGGTGATGAAGAGATGGACCCGGCCGATCGTGTCGGACTGCTGGCGTCAGCGGCAAAGAACATCGCGACGCTGACGCGCTCCAGCGTCACGCTGAAGAAGTTCCAGGCAGAGGCCGAGGAACGTGCGCGCCAGGCGCTGCTCGCTGAGCAGAAGGCCAAGCTGGATGCGATGCCCAGCAAGGGCGGAGTGACCGAGGCGACCAAGCAAGCGATCCGGGAAGCGCTGGGGATCAACTGATGAAACGCAAAGGCAATGCCAAGGTCATCCCGGCCAACCCCGAGGCGATCTTTCTGCCGTACCAGAGCAGATGGATCACCGATCCGAGCCGCCTGAAGCTCATGCAGAAGTCCCGGCAGATCGGTCTGTCCTGGTCCACCGCCTATGCTGCCGATGAGCGCACTGCTGCCGAGTCCGCGCGAGTGGATCAATGGGTGAGCAGCCGTGATGACCTGCAGGCGCGCCTGTTCCTTGAAGACTGCAAGATGTGGGCGGGGATCATGAACCAGGCCGCCAAGGACCTGGGCGAGATCGTCATCGACGTGAAGAACAAGATCTCGGCCTACGTCCTGGAGTTCGCCAATGGCCGTCGTATCCACAGTATGTCCAGCAACCCGGACGCGCAGGCCGGCAAGCGCGGTGGTCGCATCCTGGACGAGTTCGCCCTGCACCCCGATCCCCGCAAGCTATGGTCGATTGCCTATCCTGGCATCACCTGGGGTGGCGCTATGGAGATCATCTCCACCCACCGGGGTAGCCAGAACTTCTTCAACCAACTGGTGCGTGAGATCGTAGAAGGCGGCAATCCGAAGAACATCAGCCTGCATACGGTCACCCTGCAGGATGCCCTCGACCAGGGGTTTCTCTTCAAGCTGCAGCAGATGCTGCCGGTCGACGATGAGATCCAGGGCATGGATGAGGCGCAGTACTTCGACTTCATCCGGGCGGGCTGTGCTGACGAGGAGTCTTTCCAGCAGGAGTACATGTGCAATCCGGCCGACGACGACGTGGCCTTCCTGGAGTACGACCTGATTGCCTCCGCGGAATACCCGCAGACCACTAACTGGCAGCAGACCGAGGGCGGCCGACTGTTCGCAGGCGTCGACATCGGGCGCAAGAAAGACCTGACCGTCCTGTGGATCTTGGAGCTGCTCGGCGATGTGCTCTATACGCGCCACGTCGAGCGCCTGCAGAACATGCGCAAGTCCGCCCAGGAAGCGATTCTCTGGCCTTGGTTCCAGCGCTGTGAGCGCATCTGCATCGACGCCACCGGGCTGGGTATCGGCTGGGCGGACGACGCTCAGGACCAGTTCGGCGAGCACCGTGTCGAGGCTGTGACCTTCACCTCGCGAGTAAAGGAGGCTTTGGCCTACCCAATCCGCGGCGCCATGGAGGACCACAAGGTCCGCATCCCCTATGACCCGAAGATCCGCGCCGCCTTGCGCGAGGTCACCAAGCAGACGACGGTTGCGGGCAACATCCGCTTCACTGCGGAGCGCACTGCTGACGGCCATGCCGACGAGTTCTGGGCGCTGGGTCTGGCGATCCATGCTGCTTCCGGCCTTGTCGACATGCCCATCGACTATCAGTCCGCCGGCACACGGACGCAGCTCAATGACTACGTCTCCACTCCGGGGGGAATCATCGTGCCGCACGGCTTCGGCGCGGTGCGCGGTAATAACGACTTTGGAGGCTATTGATGGAAAAGCCCGCCCTTGGCCGGGAGATCGCCACCAGTGGCGACGGCCGCGACATCACTCGACCCTTTATCTCTGGCCTGCAGGTGCCCAACGATTCGATCCTGCAGCGCCGTGGCGGCAACGACCTGCGGGTGTACGAGGAGATCCTCAGCGATGCCCAAGTGAAAACTGTCTGGGGCCAGCGGCAATTGGCCGTAGTCAGCCGCGAGTGGAAGGTGGAAGCCGGCGGTGATCGCCCGATCGACCAGGCTGCGGCAGAGCACCTGGAGCAGCAGCTGCAGCGCGTGGGCTGGGACCGCGTCACCAGCAAGATGCTGTTCGGCGTGTTCTACGGTTACGCGGTATCCGAGCTGATCTACGGCCGCGACGACCGCTACATCACCCTGGAAGCGATCAAGGTCCGCAACCGTCGGCGCTTCCGCTACGACCAGGACGGCGGCCTGCGCCTGCTCACCCCCAACAACATGTTCGAGGGGGAGCCGTGCCCTGCGCCTTACTTCTGGCATTTCTCGACCGGCGCCGACAACGACGATGAGCCCTATGGGCTGGGCCTGGCCCATTGGCTGTACTGGCCGGTGTTCTTCAAGCGCAACGGGATCAAGTTCTGGCTGATCTTCCTGGACAAGTTCGGCATGCCCACGGCGGTCGGCCGCTATGACGACAAGACCGCCACCCCCGAGGACAAGGCCAAGCTACTGGCGGCCCTGCATGCCATACAGACTGATTCGGCAATCATCATGCCCGCCGGGATGCAGGCGGAGCTGCTGGAAGCCGGGCGCTCCGGGACCGCCGACTACAAGACTTTGCATGACACGATGGACGCAACCATCGCCAAGGTCGGGCTCGGCCAGGTGGCGAGTACCCAGGGCACCCCCGGCCGTCTGGGCAACGATGATCTGCAGGCCGATGTTCGCCTTGACCTGGTGAAGGCCGACGCGGATCTAATCTGCGAGTCGTTCAACCTCGGCCCGGCCCGTTGGCTGACCGAGTGGAACTTCCCCGGCGCGCAGCCGCCACGGGTGTATCGCGTGATCGAGGAGCCAGAAGACATCACCGCCAAGGCCGAGCGGGATGAAAAGGTGTTCCGCATGTCAGGCTTCAGGCCGACCCGCGGCTACGTACAAGAGACCTATGGGGTCGAAGTTCAGGACGGCTCTGAGTCCACCCAGGCCGAGGCCACGGCGCCGACGCCTTCCACCGAGTTCGCCGAGGGCGATCAGCCGTCCGACCCAGCAGCGGCGATGGCGCCGCAGCTGGCCGAAGCGATGCAGCCTGTCGTCGGCAACTGGACGACCCAACTGCGCACGCTCATCGAGCAGGCAAGCAGCCTGGAAGATCTGCGCGAGCGCCTGCTCGATCTAGCTCCCCAGCTCAGTCTTGATCAATACGCCCAGGCCATGGCCGAGGGGCTGGAGGCAGCTCACCTGGCCGGACGTAATGACGTCCAGGAAGAGCTAGATGGACGGGAGCAGATCTGATGGCCACCCGCGCCGCATACGGCGGACTCTCCTTCCAGGAGCAGATCCGCTTCTTCCAGGCCAAGCATCCGTCGATCGACTACAACGCGATCCGTGGCGCGGCTAACGACCAGTCCTTCGTCAGCGCCGGGGCAAATCGCGCCGACCTGGTGGCGGATCTGCAAGCCATCATCGATCAGGCCATCCGTGACGGCATGACCCTGGCGGAGTTCCGCAAGGACTACGACGCGGTCCTGGACCACTACGAATGGGAGCCGGAGGGTGGCCGAGCCTGGCGGGCGCGAGTGATCTACGAGACGAACCTGCGCACCAGCTATGCCGCTGGACGCTATGCACAGCTGCAAGCGGTCAAGGGCGAGCGACCGTTCTGGATGTACAACCACAGCGATGCCGTCGAACATCCCCGCGAACTGCACCTGGCCTGGGACGGCCTGGTGATCCATGCCGACAATCCCTGGTGGCGAACGCACTATCCACCCAACGGCTGGGGATGTCAGTGCTCAGTCAGCGCCTACGCGGAGGACGAGCTGGCATCGCTGGGCAAGGACGGCCCGGACGAGCCTCCGAGCGGCCGGATGCGTCGGCTGACCTACCGCGGCGAGGTTGTCGAGGTTCCTGAAGGTATCGACCCTGGCTGGGACTACGCGCCAGGACGGAGCAACTTCGAACAGTTGGTCCAGGGCGCGCTGCAGAAGACCACGCCGCTGCCACCCGAACCGGCTGCGAAACTCAACCAGCAACTTCTGCAGAACCGCTCGGTGGCCACCGCCATTCAAACCGACTGGGAGCGCTGGCTCGATAGCGTCGCCAATGACCCGGTCCGTCGTGGCCGCCGGGTCCACGTCGGCACGCTTTCACCGCAGACCGTTGAGGGCATGAGCGCAGCTGGCGTGGAAGCCAGCACGGCGGTCATCAGCGTGGGCGACAGCGATATCCTGCATGTGCTGCGCGACGCGAAAGCCATGGCGACAACCGCGGCAGGACTGCCCAAGGCGTTGTCATTGGCTGAGCTAGCGACCCTGCCGCAGATCCTCGCCCAGCCGCAGGCCGTGCTGCTCGACGCCAAGTCCAACACCCTGATCTACGCGTTTGCTGCACAGCGTCGGGAAGCAGGAAAGATTGCGGTGCTGGTGAACTTCCAGCTCAAAGGGGGCGAGGCGACCAATTCCGTCCGATCTGGATCGCTGATCGACTGGGCGGACGTGGCAAAGGACGTCAAGGCAGGGAAACTGGTGGTGCTGGAGGGAGCGCTGTGAGTGCCCAGGGTGGACGCCACCTCCACCGTACAGGCGCCGAGTAGGCCCCCGAGCCGGAACTGGCGATTTCCCGGCCGCCAAGGCACCCACAACGTCAACTCACTATAACCGATCGGAGGCAGCATGGCAGGCATCACCCTCGAATGGGACGGACGGCGAGCACTGGACGTGCTCAACGCGGGCAGCGCAGCGCTGGGAGATCCGAGCGGGCTTCTGCAGGATATCGGGGAGCTGTTGCTCAACATCCATCGCCGTCGATTCCAGGCCCAGGTATCGCCTGACGGCACGCCCTGGCAGCCCTTGTCGCCGGCCTACCTGCGGCGCAAGCGAAAGAACCGGGACAAGATCCTCACGCTCGACGGCCACCTGCGCAACCTGCTGCGCTACCAGTTGGACGGTAGCGAGCTGCTGTTTGGTAGCGATCGTCCCTACGCAGCCATTCATCATTTCGGGGGGACAATCCAGCGCCAGGCACGCAGCAGCACCGTGTACTTCCGGCAGAATGAACGGACTGGCGAAGTCGGCCGGGAGTTCGTGCCAAGAAGGCGCAGCAATTTCGCTCAAGACGTGCAGATCGGACCATACACAATCCAGATGCCAGCTCGGCCATGGCTTGGGACGTCTAGCCAAGACGACGACACCATTCTGCAGCGGGTAGAGCGCTATCTACAGCGCGCGCTCCGCGAACGCGCCTGAAAGGCCCTACACGCGCGAACGCCGGTTTAGTGCTACCGTGGCGCGCCGACAACCAGTATCGACGCCTCTCGAAGCGCCTAGGCCGTTTATAAACACGCTCATCGGGCTTGCCAGGGAACGATGTCGCGTGCTTTCGTAGAAAACAGCCTCAGACACCCCAATCACCAATTTTCGGTCCGCCGAAAAGCCCCTGCACTCACGCCGCCTCACTCTGGGCGGCATGAAAAAGCCAACCGCCACTCTGCCAATCCTCCCCGCCGGCCGGCACGTCGCTCTCGATGGTCGCCCGGTGGAGTTCACCGAGGCCATCCTGCAGGAGATCGCCGCGACCTACGATCCGGCGCTCAGCGAGGCCCCTCTCGTCATCGGTCACCCCAAGCTCAATGCACCGGCCTACGGCTGGGCGAAGGGCCTGGAGGTGCGCGAGGGCATGCTCTATGCCGAGCCGCACCAGGTAGTCCCCGAGTTCGCAGAAGCCGCGAACCGCAAGATGTACAAGAAGCGCAGCGCTTCGGTGTACCTACCGGACTCACCAGGCAACCCGGTTCCGGGCAAGCACTACTTGCGCCATATCGGCTTCCTCGGTGCCGTGCCGCCGGCCATCAAAGGCATTCCCGATGCTCCCTTGAACTTCGCCGAGGATGACGGCGCCCTGGCCATCGAGTTCGCGGAAGCGCCCTACGCGGTGACGGCTCTGACCGAGATCCTGCGCCGCCTGCGTGACTTCTTCGTCGAGCGCGAAGGCGCCGAACGGGCCGACCAGCTCATCCCACAATGGCAGTTGTCTTCGATCGAGGAGGACGCGCGGCGTGCAGCCACCCACGGCGCCAGTGCCCAGGCGTCGTTCTCCGAACCCGCAATAGAAGGCGTCGACGCCGCAGCAGCCTCTGCCGCCGCTGCGGAAGAGCCGCAGGGCACCGTCACCCCATCCGACGGTGCTTCCGCGTCAGCGGCAGAGGCTGACCGGACCTCTCACCCATCACAGCAGGACACGACCATGCCTGACGAAGCTGCGCTCCAGGAGCGCCAACGCCAGCTCGACGAGCGCGAGCAACTGCTGGCCACCCGCGAAGCACAGGTGGCCCAGCAAAAAGCCCAGGAACATCGCAACGAGGTCACCGAGTTCGCCGAAGGCCTGGTCAAGGCCGGCCGACTGCTGCCGCGCCAGAAGGCTCCGGTGATCGAGTTGCTGGTGAGTCTGCCTGCCGACACTCCCCTGGAGTTCGCCGAGGGCGACGGCCAGGTCACCAAGCCGGCGGCCGAGGTGCTGCGCAGCTTGCTGGCCGAACTGCCCAAGCAGGTGGACTTTTCCGAGAAATCCGGCGACGGCGGCGACCTGAGCTTCTGCAGTGCTCACGCCATTGCAGCGCGAGCGCAGAGCTATCAGGAAGAACAGCGGCAGGCTGGACGCCATATCAGCACGACCGAGGCCGTTACCCACATCACCAAGGGAGCCAAGTAGATGAACATTCCCAGACTCATCACCGCCAAACGTGCCAGCGGCGCCATCGCCGCCCGCCGTATCGTGATCCATGGCAGCTCGGACGGCCTGGCCGCCCAGGCTGCCGGTAGCACTGCACTGCTGATCGGCATCAGCACCGAAATTCCCGCCGCCGACGGTGCGGTCTTCGACGTCATCCGCTCCGGCCTGGCGCCGGTCGAGTACGGCGGCAACGTCACCCGCGGTGATGCGCTGACCGCCGACACCCAGGGGCGAGCGGTTGCCGCGACGCTGCCGCCGGCCGCCACCACTTACATCATTGGCTTCGCTGAACTCAGCGGCGTCGCGGGTGATATCGGGTCCGTCTACATCGCCCCGGCCGTTCTGCCGGTAGCCTGAAGGAGCGCTCCATGAGCAATGCACCATTTCCCATCGATCCCGAACTGACGGCGATCGCCATCGCCTACCGCAACGGCCGGATGATCTCCGACGAGGTTCTGCCGCGCGTACCGGTCGGCAAGCAGGAGTTCAAGTTCTGGAAGTACGACCTCGCCCAGGGCTTCACCGTCCCGGAAACCCTGGTCGGCCGTAAGTCCAAGCCGAACGAGGTGGAGTTCAGCGCCACCGACGAAACTGGCAGCACCGAGGACCACGGCCTGGACGCCCCGGTGCCGCAGGCGGATATCGACAACGCACCGACGAACTACAACCCCCTCGGCCATGCCACCGAGCAGACCACCAACCTGATCCTGCTCGATCGCGAAGCCCGGACATCCAAGCTGGTCTTCAGCCCCAATAGCTACGCCGCGGGCAACAAGACCACCCTGTCCGGTGCTGATCAGTGGAGTGATCCGACCAGCAACCCGCTGCCGGTGATCACCGATGCGCTGGATAGCGTCATCCTGCGCCCGAACATCGGCGTGCTGGGCCGTCGCACCGCCACCATCCTGCGCCGTCACCCGAAGATCGTGAAGGCATATAACGGCTCACTCGGCGACGAGGGCATGGTGCCGATGGCCTTCCTGCAGGAGCTGCTGGAACTGGACGCGATCTACGTCGGCGAAGCACGGCTGAACATCGCTCGGCCGGGGCAGAACCCGAACCTGATCCGCGCGTGGGGGCCGCACGCGTCCTTCATCTATCGCGATCGCCTGGCCGACACCCGCAACGGCACCACCTTCGGCCTGACCGCACAGTGGGGTGATCGCGTGTCCGGCTCGATCCCCGACCCGAACATCGGCCTGCGCGGTGGCCAGCGCGTCCGTGTCGGTGAGTCGGTCAAGGAACTGGTCACCGCACCGGACCTCGGCTTCTTCTTCGAAAACGCCGTCGCGGCTTAGGAGTCTGTGCTCATGGCCCGCAAACCCAGTAATGACAAGGTCAAAGCAGCTGCACCTGCCTCACCTGCCAATACCGGCGCACAGCCGCCGGTGGAGGAGAACCTGATCGACGGCCAACTGGCCGGCGTTCAACTCCAGGACGGCGCTGTTGTTCCGCTCGCCGAACTGCCGGAAGCGGAACTGCGGCAGATCGGTGCCGACCTGGAGATCCAGGACGCCGCCACGCTGCCGGTCGAGCAGCTCGTCGCTGCCATTCAGGCGCAGAAGGTGGTCGTGCCGGCCGCCGATGAAGATGGGGTGGTCAATCCCGAAGCGGCGGAATCGCCTTTGCGGATCGCCGACGAGGCCGGGCGCTACCAGGTGCTGCTCAGCGACGGTTCGCTGGCCTATCTGGAAGATCTGGTCCAGGAGGATCTCGAAGCGCTGGCTGCAGCCTGCTACGAACTGGCGATTCAGTCGCGCGGCGGCGAGTTGGGCCGGACTATCGGGGTGGACTGGGCCGCCGGCCTCAAGGACCGCTTCATCGTGCAGCGCGAGCGCCTGGACCACAACGGGGAAACGTACACCCACGGTGATCCGATCTACCTGGATAGCACTCAGGCTGCTCAGTTGTTGTCGCTTGGGGCGGTCAGGGCGGAGATGCAGTAATGGATAACCAACATCGCAAGATCAGCGGCTATCGCGAGTTGACTCAGGACGACATCGACCTGATGAACCGTGTCAAGGCCAAGGGGACTGAGCTGCTGGAGCTTCAACGCGAAGTCTCTGCCTACCTAGTGAAGTGCCAGTGCACCTTGGCTGTCGAGGGGCCAACAGAGGAGTTCAGCCGCTTCCTGAAGGCAGAACCCCGCCGCTGGGCTGAGATCGCCAAGACTGACATCCAGACGGGTGTCATGGCCCTGGTGCGCGCCATCGCTCAGCCCGAGGGCTGCTGAGGTGGCTGTGTACATCACGCTGCCGGAGCTGGCCGAACGGCCTGGAGCCGAGGAGTTGTCGCAAGCGGCTACACCTCGGCCTCTCCAAGCGGTCGACACCGAGCTGCTCGATGCCTTGCTGCGTGGATTGCCGGTAGATCGCTGGACGCCAGAAGAGATCGAAGTCGGCGATGCCACGGTGGAGGTGATCAACAGCGCGGTCAGCGATGCCCAAGGCTACATCGACGGCTTCCTCCAGCGCCGGGGCTACAGTCTGCCACTGGCCAAGCGTTACGGGGTTGTCACCGGGTGGACCAGGGCCATCGCTCGCTACCTGTTGCACCAGGACCGCCTGGGGCCAGGCGCAGAGAAAGATCCCATCGTGCGGGACTATCGCGACGCCCTGAAATTCCTGCAGCTCATCGCCGAGGGCAAGTTCAGCCTCGGGCCGGATGACCCGCTGACCCCGCCAGGCGGTGGGGTTCCGCAGGTACTGGCGCCCGCTCGCACCTTCAGCCACGACACCCTGAAGGACTACTGAGATGGCTGACGGGCTCTGCGCACCTTTCGATCACAACCTGGTGATCGAGCGCTTGCGTGATCAGGTCAAGGTGCTCAAGCACGTGGGCGGCGCCGCCGAACTTGGCACGATCACCCAACTGCGAGATTTCCGCACGCCAGCAGCCTATGTGCTGCTGGCCCAGGAGACTCTCTCACCCAAGCCCGCCGGCCACGCCGGTGGCGCGACCCGGCAGATGGCAAACGTGCACTTCGCCATCACCGTCGCGGTTCGCAACTACCGCGACAACAAAGGCGTCACTGCAGCGGATGACCTGCGCCCCGTACTCGGTGACGTACGCAAGGCCCTGATCGGCTGGACACCGCCCGGCCTGGCAGGCGCTCGCGACTGCCAACTCGTCCAGGGGCAGGTGGTGGATTACGACGCCTCTGTCTTGATCTGGACTGACCTCTATCAGACCCAACATGCCATCGGGAGAACCTCATGAGCATCCCCGCCAAGAAACAAGACGCCGCCATCCCGGCGCCGAAGGAGGAGAAGGTGAAACTCACCGCTCGCCACACGCATGCCGGCATGACGTACCAGGCCGGTGCTGAAATCTACGTCAACGCTCTCGACAAAGCCTTTCTGGTGAAGCACCGGAAGATCGCGGTCGAAACCCAGGACGCGGCCACCGCCGCCAAGGAGTGAATCATGTCGCTGTTTTCCTTCCAGGGCCGGGTCTGGGCCGGCGAGCGCCTGCCCAATGGCAAACTGAGCAGGCCGGTCTGGGCCGGAAACGTGCCGGCCTTGACCCTGCAGATGGCCACCGAAAGTACGAACAAAACGGAGTCGTTCTCGGGCAACCGCCTGCAATATGGCCGCTTGCAGCGCGGCAAGACCGCCACTATTAACATCACCTACGACGAGTGGCTGCCGAAGAACATCGCTGTGGCGATCTGGGCCTCGCAGATCGAGCTGCCCGCCGACACGGTGACCGGTGAAGTCCTCGAGGGCGATCTGAAAGCCGGCGACTTCGTGAAGCTGGACGGCCAGTTCGTCTCCTCGGTGGTTCTCACCGACAGTGCTACCACGCCCGCGGAACTGGTCTTGGGTACGGACTACCGTATCGAGTCGCCAACGTCCGGCCTGATCGAACTGCTGAACGTCACCGGCAAGACCCAGCCGTTCAAAGCCTCGTATGCCTCCGAGGTCGCCACCGGTTACACCATGTTCACCGCACCACCGCCGGAGCGCTACATCCTGCTGGACGGCATCAACACCGAGACCCAGGAGCCGGTGATCGTCACCCTGTACCGCTGCAAATTCGATCCGGTCAGCGATCTGGCGCTCATCAACGACGAGTACGGCAACTTCCAGCTCACGGGCAGTGTGCTGTACGACACCCTGAACGCCGCCGACGCCAACCTAGGTGGCTTCGGGCGCATCGTGCAAAAGGCCGCCTAAGCATGGGGCGCAAGGTTGAGCGCAAGACCCAGCCCGCCCCGGCCACCGATCCGGGGGCGGATGACCTGCAGATCCTGCACCCCGAACGAACGCTGGAGGTGCAGGGGCGAATGGTGACGATGCGCGAGTATGGGTTTGTCGAGGGGCTGAAGCTGCGAGCCACGATGCAGCCGTTCCTCGACGATCTGCACGCCATGGTGGTCAATGATCGAGGCTTGCCGCCGCTGGATCGGATCATCGGCGTCCTGGCCGCTCACCATTCGCTGGTCGCGCAGCTCATTGCCCAGGCGGCAGATGTCGAGCTGGAATGGATCGAGAAGGGCCTGCGCGCACGGCCTGGCAAGGATCTGATGTACCTCTGGTGGAGCGTCAACGGCCCTTTCTTTGTCGGCGAGGTGATGGACCGGATCGCCACAGATCGCGCCGAAGCAAGCCTCCGCGCTGGGCAGACGTCTACGCGTGCCTCATCGCTGGAGGATACGGAACCCCTGCCACCCTCGGTCGAATGACGGAACGGCAGATCCTGCTGCTCCATGAAGCCGAACAGCGTCGCCAGTTGAAGAAACGCGAACAGGCTTTCACCACCATGAACCTGGCATTCGCCGGGGGAGAGGAAGCAAAGCGGCATCTGAAAGAGCTGCAGGATCTATTGAAGTAAGGAAGGGCACCAGGTGCTGGAGCGGCAACTCCAGTACCTGGTGCCGAACAGGCAACCCAGTGCCAGCCCAGCCAAGGCCCTCCCGCTCACGTGAGCACGGGCGAGCCTAGCAGATTGGAAAAGGTGTTGCCGAGAGTGAAAGACGTGCGATGTGGCGGATGTCACCGCCTGCTGGCCCGCGCGGGCCGTTACGACGAATTGCAGATCAAATGCCCCCGCTGCGGGGCGATTAACCATCTGAGGGCCGAGAGCCTCCTGAACGCGCCATCGAGCGCTTGCCCGGAGACCTCATGTCCGCCCAGCCCATCATCCCCTGGATAGGGGGAAAGCGCCGCCTCGCTGACCGCATCTTCCCGCTCTTCCCACGCCACTCCTGCTATGTCGAGCCTTTCGCAGGTGGAGCGGCGCTGTTCTTCCTGCGTCCGGTGCCGGCGGATGTGGAAGTGCTCAACGACATCAACGGCGACCTGGTCAACCTGTACCGCGTCGTTCAGCATCACCTGGAAGAGTTCGTACGCCAGTTCAAATGGGCGCTCAGCTCCCGCCAGGTCTTCAAGTGGCTGCAGGAGACCCGGCCGGAAACGCTGACCGACATCCAGCGCGCCGCGCGCTTCTACTACCTGCAGCAGAGCGCGTTCGGCGGCCGGGTCGATGGCCAGAGCTACGGAACCGCCACCACCTCACCGCCTGGGCTCAACCTGTTGCGCCTGGAAGAAACACTGTCGGCGGCTCACCTGCGGCTGAGCAATACCTACATCGAGCACCTTAGCTGGCAGGACTGCCTCCGGCGCTATGATCGAGAGCACACCCTCTTTTATATGGACCCGCCGTACTGGGAGACGGAGGGCTATGGCGTGCCATTCGGCTTCGAGCAGTACCAGGAGATGGCAGTGATGCTCCGCCAACTCAAGGGCAAGGCCATCATCAGCCTGAACGACCACTCCGAGATCCGGGAGTGCTTCGCCTCTTTCCACATCGAGTCGACCGACATCACCTACACGGTCGGAGGCGGCCAAGGTTCGGCAGCGCGGGAAGTGCTGATCTTTTCCTGGGATCTATCAGCAGAACCTGCAGGCCTTTTCTGACCTGATTTTCGGCCAGTCGAAAAGCTCCCGGCTCACGCGCGCGCGAGGATTGCGGCACCCCCATTGCCGCAGTCCTCCTCATGGCCAACAAAGAACTCGAACTCGCCCTACGGCTACGCGCCGATCTCGCCCAGGGCAAAGCTGCTCTCGACCAGGTGAGCGAATCCGTGCAAGCGGTGGGCGATAAGGCCGAACAAGCTGGCCGTAAGCTGAGCAGCGTCGGCGAGTCCGCCGATCAGCAGACGGCCCGCATCAGGGCCATGGTGGCGGCCTCGCTGCAACAACAATCGGCCCAGGATGCTGCGGCAGCCAGTACGCAGCGCCTCAATGCGGCTGTGCAAGCGGGGAACACTGCCTGGCGCGATAGCGCTCAAGCGCAGTCCACCGCCATGAACGCCTATCACAATGCCGAGCGTGCTCGCGTCCAGCAGGCGGCGGCCGAGCAACGCGCTGCCGAGGCGGCAGCCAAGGCTGCTGCTGAAACAGCCAAGCAGGATGCGGCCGCACGTAAGTTGCTGGGTGCCATCGATCCGACTCAGCGCTCTCTCGCTCGCCTGGCCGAACAGGAGCGGCAGTTGACCGAGCATTTCCGGGCGGGCCGTGTTGAGGCCAATGCCTATGCCAGCGCGCTGAACAGGATCAAGGCTCAGCGTGACGTGCTCACTGGAGTGGGTAACGAGGCCAAGGCCTCGACCCTGGCGCTCAATGGCATGGGGGCTGCAATTCGACGGGTCCAGGGGCTGCTGTTCGCCGGCATCGCCGGTTACGGCCTGGCCTCTTTCTCCAAGGAAATCGTCAACACCAACCTGCAGTGGCAGCAGGCGTTGTACACCATGGAGGCAGCTACGGGGTCGGCGGCCAAGGCTAGGCAGGAGCTGGAGTACGTCCGCGAGATCTCCGAACGCCTCGGTCTGGAGCTGCTCAACACCAGCCAAGCCTATTCCCGCCTGGTGGCGGCCGCGAAAGAAACCCCGGAGCTGGGCAGTTCCCTGCGCACGATCTTCGAAGGCGTCGCCTCGGCCACCACTGCGCTGCACCTCACCCGCCAGGAAACCAATGGCATCCTGCTCGCCCTGGAGCAGATGGTCAGCAAGGGCAAGGTCCAGACCCAGGAGCTAGTTCTGCAGCTCGGCCAGCGCGTTCCCGGCGCGTTCTCGCTTGCCGCCAAGGCCCTGGGCACCAACACAAAGCAGCTCAGCGAGTGGCTGGAAAAGGGCCTGATTCCGGCTGCCGAGTTTCTGCCGCGGTTCGGCGCGGCCCTGCAGGAGGCCTATGGTCCAGCCTCACAGCAGGCGGCTGGCGGCCTGCAGGCCGAACTAAACCGTCTGCAGAACGCATTCACTGACTTGAAGATCCAGGCCGGCGAGTCGGGGTTCATCGACGCCTTCACTCAGGCCGTGCGAGACCTGCGTGATGTGCTGAAAGATCCGGCGGTGGTGGAGGGCCTGAATCTCCTGATCAAGGGCCTGGGTACTGCCATCGGTTATGCGGCCAAGGGGGCTGCGGGCGTCGTCAACGTCACTAAGTTCGTCGCGGAGGAGATTGCGGCGCGCGTGAACGGTCCCGCCGGTGATGACGTACCCCGCTTGGACGATGCCATCGCTCGGGAAACCGAGTACATGGCGCGGGTCCAGTCCGCGCTCGACGAGGCCTACGAGAAGAACGACAAGAAGCGCATCCAGCGATACGAAGATGCACTCAGCAAGGCACAAGCGCAGATCCAGCAATGGCAGGACCAGCGTGACGCGGTGCTGAATGGTGCCGGCCAGGTCGCGGCGCTACCCGCGACTACGGTCACCGGTACAGGCCCCGCCACCAAGACACCCTTCACGCCATCAGGCGGCGAAGACAAGGCCGCTGCGCGCCTGGCCAAGCAGAACGAAGACTGGGTCAAGCAGTTGGAGAAGGAAGCGGCGACCTACGGCAAGGGTCGGGCTGCGTTGCGTGAGTACGAGCTGGACCAACGCAATCTGACAGGAGCCCTGGAAGCCCGCGCTCGCGCCGCCTGGGCGACCCTGGACGCGGCAGAAAAGCAGAAGAAGGCCGACGAGCAGGCAAAGAAAGACGCCACAACCCTAAAGCAACTCAACCTGGACTACCTTCGGGCCACCGGCCAAACCGTCGAGGCGGCCGGCGCCGAGATCGAGAAGAAGTACGGCGACCTGCAGAAGCGTCTGCTCGCCACGGGTGACACCGAAGGCGCCGGCCTGGTCAGCAAGCTGATGGGAATCGAGAAGGCCAAGGCTGAGCTGCAGCAGCTCCAGGACCAGGTCGACCGGATATTCGGCGAGCAGTCGAGGCAAGAGTCGAGTATCCAGGCCGCCCAGCAGGCCGGTCTCGTCAGCGAACTGGCCGCGCGCCAGCAACTGCTAGACCTGCATCGGTCCACCGCCGACGAGGTAGAGCAACTTGTGCCTCGCATGGAGGAGCTGGCCAAGGCAACTGGCGATCCGGCAGCGATCGAGCGCGTGAAGGATCTCCGCCAGCAGCTCGAAAACACCCGCCTGGCCGCCGACCAGCTCACTTTGGCTCTGCGATCCGGTATCGAGAATGGCATGCAGGATGCGCTGCGCGGTCTCGCCGATGGCACCCTGTCGCTGCAGGAGGCCGCGGTATCGTTCCTGCAGGCGGTCAGCCGATCGCTGGCCGACGTTGCCGCGCAGCAACTGGCCCAGAAGGCAACTGCAGGGCTCATGAGCCTGTTTGGCCAAGGTGAGCAAGACACCAGCATGGTGACGGGAGCTGCTGCTGTCACCTCCGCCGCAGGAGCGCTTTCCACCGCAGGCGGAACTCTGGTGGCTGGTGCGGCTGCCATTCAGGGAGCCGCAGCCAGTCTTGCGGCCGCGAATGGGCTCGCAGGTGCTGGTGCCGCTGCCAGCGGTGCCGGTGCGGCAGGTGCGGCTGCCGGTAGTGGCGGGTGGTGGTCCTCGATCACAAGCATGTTCGGTTTCGCTGATGGCGGGCAGGTGCGCGGCCCTGGGACTCCAACAAGCGACAGCATCCCTGCCTGGCTTTCGGATCAGGAAGTCGTCATCAGGGCCGCGGCCGCAACCCAGCCTGGCATGACCCCGCTGCTCCTGGACATCAACAAGCGCGGTTGGGCGGCACTACATGACTGGTCCGGCGCTGTGCGCCACGCGACGGGCGGAATAGCCAGCATTCCCGCGCCCGCAATGCCTGCTCCGGGCCTTTCTGCTTCGCGCCTGCAGGAGCCCGCGAAGAACCTCAGCGCGACGCTGAAGAACAACCAGAACTTCTACCTGGTCGACGACCCCAGCCGCATCGGTGATGTGATGGCAGGTCGTTACGGCGACGAGGCAATGGTTCTGCACATCAGCCGCGACCCGCAGAAATTCCGTCAACTACTGGGAATCAACTGATGGCCACCGAATTCGGCACAGCCGCGAACCACGCCGACCTGGTCGAACGACTCGTCCAGTTCCTCACCGCCAACCCGACGCTCGTCGCGGCCGGCCAGGCCTACGAGAAAACGTTCGACAACACCATTCCCGCATCCGGGACGGCGATCGCGATTCGCCAGGTGACACTGCGTGCTCCCGGCCTGGGCGGCGAAGACAGCATCTTCATGGGCGTCCAGTCCTACGGCGACACCGCGCTCGACTACTACAACGTCCGGCTGATGGGCGGTACCGCGTTCAATCCTGGCGCGCTCCCGCCGGGTGGCGACTTCTGGACGGCGTTCGTCAACTACAGCCCGCGAGTACAGCTGCTTGCCTGGAACCAGCCGATGCCCTACTGGTTCTTCGCCAACGGCCGACGCTTCTGGGTCGTCGTGAAAGTCTCGACGATCTACGAGTCTGCCGGCGCAGGCTTCATCCTGCCACCGTGCCCGCCGTCGCAGTTCCCGTATCCGCTGGCTGTCGTGGGGTCGTATCGCGGAGACGTCGCCACCCGCTGGTCAGACGTGAGCGACCGTCATCGGGGCATCAGCAGCCCGCTGGAGCGCAGTTGCTATGTCCGCGACCCTGCAGGCCGCTGGCTGGGCTTCACCGTCGCATCGAACAGCAACAACGAGTCCGACTACAACAATCGGACCCTTCTGCCGCTCGGTTGCGGTCGCTACTCCAGTAGCGGTGGCGAAAGTGTCGTCAATCAGCTCCGCGATTCGTTCGGGAAGTTCCCCCTGAAGGCGTTGAGCCTCGTGACCCGCGAAACTGAAGGCAGGAGGTACTTGGGCGACTTCGACGGCGCCTGGTACGTCCCGACGCTCAACTCCGGCGCCGAAGACGTCATCACCGAGAACGGAGTCGATCACGTTGTTTTCCAGACTGCATGGCGGTCTGGCAATCCCTGGCTCTTCGCAATTAGGGCGGACTGAACATGGCCTACTTCACCGGAACAGCGAACAACCCGTCGGATCTGCTGGGCAAGCTCCGCGCCCACGCTGAAACCCTCGGCTGGGTCACCGATCGTGCATCAGCATCAGAGTGGCTCTGCCACAACGCCGACGGCTACTGGTCATTCAACGCCGGCACCAATCAATGGCTGCTCACCGGAAATACAGGGTTCGACAACTCCAAGGCATGGAACGCGCAGCCGGGCAACTCTGTGCAGAACAACCCTTATTCGTCGAAAGGGCCGACCATTGCGCAGCTCAGCGGCGGGCCGTTCACCCGTTACCACCTGTTCGGCAGCGCGGCCTATCTGCATCTGCACGTCGAAATCGCGGCAGGCCAGTTCCGGCCGGTGATGATTGGCTCGCTCAACAAACGGAGCGTCGGATATACAGGCGGTCAGTATGTCTGTGGCTCGTTCATCTATACCCCCGGTCAGGCACTGACAAACAACTGGTCGTCGCATCCATTCGATGGCTACCACGTTCAATACAGCACCAGCAGCTGCATGCTGCGGCTGGACAGCCTCGACGGCGGCCCCGCCCCCGAGTGGCTGCCGTTCGACTACACAACGAACATCCCTCGTCGCGTGGTCGGTCCAGGCCGTGGAAACTACAGCAGTCAGTACCACCCCGACGTTGGGCTGATCGACGCGAGCGCCAACGAGCTGAACAGCTCGACCAACGTTGTGCCGTGTGCAATTTATGCGTTCGGCGCTCAGCAGCGTTCGAGGTACATCGGCGAAGCGCCCGATTTCGGTCTGTGCCGGATGGACTTCCTCGCGCCTGGGGACCCGATCACCATCGGAACCGACACCTGGCGTGTCTTCCCTTTGCTGCAGCGCGGAACAGCCAGCGATTTCGGCAACACCAGCGCGCTGGTCGGCTATGCATTCCGGGTTGTCGAGTAGAAATGGCGACCTTCCCCGGATTTCAAGTACCTCGGCCGGTCGAAGCGGTCGTTGCCGGCATCACCCCGAACATCTCCGCTCTGGGCTTGAACCAGGACATCACCTTGGGCTCGGCCAGCGCCTCGACCTTGGCTGGCAGCTATGCGGCACACCAGCCGGTTGACGTCATTCACTCGGCGTACTCGGCAGTTCGGCAGTCCGACCTGGTCGAGAACTTCTACAACCGCATCTGGCTGATCCCTGGCCGATTGGATCTGGGGAACGTCGTGAGCGTCCAGGAGCGCCCAGTCTCGGTCTGGAACGCCCACTTCACGCCCCGCACCCTGTCGCGGATCGATCGCGAGGACGCCGATGGCATCAGCCTGGCCGGCCAGCCGTCTCCGCCGTTGCCGTTCGCGGCGCTGCAAGAGCGCATCTGGACTGTGGCCGTGTCGACCGATGGACCGCCGGTAGTTGACGCTCGCATCGTCTGGCAACTGCAGGACGAGCAGCCGTTGATCCTGGTCATTACCGGAAACCGAATCACCGCTTGGCCGTTCGCGCCGGACTGGGCTGACGGTGTCCAAGAGTCGCTGGAGTGGTTGACCGAGCTGCTGACCAGCACGTCGGGAGTCGAGCAACGGCGATCGCTGCGCCTGTCACCCCGGCGTTCATTCGAAGCCGAGTTCTACGCGGAGGGGCGCGAGCGAGTGCTCCTCGACCTCAGCCTTGCAGGCTGGGGTGGGCGAATCTGGGCGCTGCCGGTGTGGCCGGACATCCAGTTGCTGGCAAGCGTCACCGCGGCCGGCGCGCTAACGGTCGAGTGCGATACGCGCTGGCGGGACTTCCGGGCCGGGGGCCTTGCGCTGCTGCGCGGTGAGTCAGCATTCGAGTACGAGGTCGTGGAGATCCAGGACCTGGCGGCGTCGGCCATTCAGCTTGCGCGCCCGGTTCAGCGGCGCTGGCCGGCCGGCTCCCGCTTGTACCCCATTCGCACCGCACAGCTGACGGAGCAACCGGCGCTGACCCGGCTGACCGACACCCTCTACAGCGCACAAGCGCGGTTCCTGGTGATGGACAGCAGCGACTGGCTGGAGGTCATGCCGACGGCAACGTACCGGGGCTGGCCTGTCCTCGAGCAGCGGCCCGAAGAGTCCGAAGACTTGTCCCTGTCGTACCAGCGCCTGCTCGATGTCCTGGACAACGAAACCGGCCTGCCGCAATTCGCCGACCAAGCCGGGGTCGGTTTCCCGGTGCATGGCTTCCGCTGGCAGACCGAGGGCCGAGAGGAGCACGCGGCGCTGCGCAGCCTGCTGTACGCCCTGCGCGGCCGACAGAAAGCGATCTGGATTCCGACCCATGCCGCCGACCTGGTTTTGGCCGACACAGTGGCTGCGACCAGCTCCGTCCTCGATGTCGAGCTGTGCGGCTTGGCGCGGTTCTTCAGGGCTGATGCTCCCGGCCGGCGCGATATCCGCATTGAGCTGTTCGGCGGGCAGGTCTTCTACCGGCGCATCCTCGACGTCAGCGAGCTGAACGTCGACGTCGAGCGCTTGGCGATCGACAGCGCGCTGGGCACCGTTGTCCGGCCGAGCGACGTCGCACGCATCTCGTTCATGACCCTGTGCCGGCAGGACAGCGACAGCGTGCAGATCACACACGAAACCAACACCGACGGCATCAGCACAGCCAGCACGGTGTTCCGAGGAGTACGCGATGAGCTTCAGTGATCGCGAGCGGTCCCTCGCCGATGGCCAGGCGATCAGCTTGTACGACTTCCGCCTCGGCCCGATCCGATGGACTTACACCACCGCGAATCGAGACATCGAGTTCAACAACATGACGTTCCGGGCGCGGCCGGTGAGCGACGATGGACGGCGCATGACCGGCCAAGTCAGCGCCGACATCATGACTGTTACTGGCCCGAGCGACTTGGAAGTCGCGCAGCTGTACCGGGGCGCTCGGCCGTCGAAGGCTCCAACACTGACCGTCTGGGACATCCACTGGAACGAGCCGCAGGGGCTTGTGGTGTGGATGGGCAGGATCGACGAGGTGAACTGGCCGGCCGACAGCCGGGTGCAGATCAAGTGCCGGCTGCTCGGAACAGAACCGCGCACCTCGATCAGCCTCGCATGGGGACGTGAGTGCCCTTACACGGTGTTCGATCACAACTGCCGGGCAGACCGCGAGCAATACCGCGTTCCGTTCACCGTCGCGTTGCGTGATGGCAACAGCGTGACGGGGGCCGGCAACGCGATCGGCGGCTACCCCGATGCTTGGTTCCGCGGAGGCTACGTCGAGTGGGACAGCGGCCAGGGAGTGATCGAGCAGCGTGGTATCCAGCAGCACACCGGCAACCGCCTGGTCCTGGTGGGTGGCACCTCGCTGTTGGCGACTGGTACTCGGGCTGTCGCGTTCCCCGGATGTGATCAGCTCATTCAGACCTGCAACGACAAGTTCGACAACACGCCCAACTGCGGTGCAGTGCCGTTTCTTCCGGGCAAGTCGCCGTTCGACGGCGATCCCTGGTGGTAATCCCTGGTGGTAGGAGTCATCCATGTGGGTGCAAATCGCGATTCTGGTCGCGTCGTATCTGATCAGCAGCGCTACTTCTGCGAAAGCGCCGAAGCCGAAACCTGAGGCGCTGACTTCCGAAGATCTTCCGCAGACCGAGGACGGCACCGGCCACTACGTGATCTTCGGCGATGTGTGGATCGAGGACTGGATCGTCCTCGGTACCGGTAACGAGCGGACGAAGGCAGTCAAATCGAAAGGGTCGAAGAAGTGACGGATCTGATCATCACAACAGCGCATCTGCGCAGTGTGCCAGGGCTGACCAGCCGACCGGGCTACTGCGTATCCGGCGCACGTGCCTGGTTCAACGCCCATGGCTTGGACTGGCACCGGTTCGTTGCCGAGGGAGTGCCGGCATCGGTGCTGGAGGCTACCGGTGACGAGCTGGCCCTGCGCCTGGTCAACCACGCACGTGCGGAGGCGAGCAATGGGCGGCCGTAGCAAAGCGCAAACGATGGGCTACCGCTACTACATGGGTATTCTCATGGGGTTTGCGAGAGGTCCGCTGGACGAAATGGTCGAGATCAAGGCCGGTGACCGTACCGCTTGGAAAGGTTCGGTGACGAGTAACCAGACCATCCAGATCCAGGCCGGTGAGTTGTTCGGGGGGGATAAGGCCGAGGGTGGCATCGCCGGGCCACTGGACGTCATGTTCGGCGCCCCGGAACAACCGGTGAATCCTCGCCTGGCGGCGATGGTGGGTGGCTTGGTGCCTGCGTTCCGCGGCGTCACCACTGCTTTCTTCGACGGGCAACTCTGCGCGATGAACAGGTACCCGAAGGCCTGGATGAGCCGGTGGCGACGAGCGCTCAACGGATGGGACGGTGGAACCTGGTATCCCGAGAAAGCAGTGATCAGCCTGGCCGGCGACCAAGTTCGGGCGATGAACCCCGCTCACATCTTGTTCGAGTGCCAGACCAACCGCGACTGGGGCCGGGGCAAGGATCGCGGCCTGCTGGACCAGGCGTCGTATCGCACGGCCGCAGATACGTTGTTCGCCGAGGGCTTTGGTCTGTGCCTCAAGTTTCGCGTGGCAGACGAGCTGGACAACTTCGAGCAGACCGTCCTCGATCACATTGGCGCCACTCAGTTCCTTTCCCGCTCGACCGGACTCTGGACGCTGCGGCTGATCCGTGACGACTACGACGTCGCGACGCTGCCCGTATTCGACGAAGACAGCGGGCTGCTCGGGATCGACGAAGACAGCATCACGTCGCTCGACGGCACGGCGAACCAGTTCGTGGTCGTCTGGCATGACCCCATCACCAACACAGATCGGCGTGCCCGTGCGAAGAATGCCGGCGCGATCCGCGCGGCCGGCGGTGTGATCACGACGACGAAGGAATATCCGGGGCTACCGACCGGCGACCTAGCCGGCAGGGTTGCGGCGCGCGACTGCAACGTGTCGACGTCGGCTATCCGCAAGCTCCAGGTGCGGCTCGATCGGCGCGGGTATGCGCTGAACCCTGGCGACGTGTTCTGCGTTCGCAGCCGGAAGCGCGGGATCGAACTGATCGTCCTGAGGGCCGGCAAGATCGACTATGGCACCCTCACGAAGGGCACCATCGTCATCACCGCGCTGGAAGACGTGTTCGGACTGCCGGCAGCCGGGACGTCCGCAGTACAGCCGCCGAACTGGACCCCGCCCGACCGCACCCCGCGGGTCATTGCGACCCGCCGGCTCATCGAGGCGCCGTACCGCGACCTCGCGGCGGCACTGAGCGATGCGGATCTCGCCCAACTGCAGCCCGAGACGGGTGTCCTCGCCGTGATGGGCATGCGGCCGTCCGGCCTGCAGATGAACTACGCGCTGCTCAGCCGCGTGGGGTCTGCACCATTCGAGGAGCGGACGTCCGGCGACTTCTGCCCGGTCGCGACGATCTCAGCAGATATCGGCCGGGGCCTGACCAGCGTCAGCGTCACGCTTGTCCAAGGGGTTGACCTTGACCTCGTCGAGGTGGGCTCGGCCGCGATGATCGATGACGAGATCTTCCGCGTCGACGCGATCAACGCCGCGGCCGGCACCGCGGTGCTCGCGCGGGGATGCGTCGATACGGTGCCAGCGCCGCATGAGGCCGGCGCGCTGATCTGGTTCTATGAAAACTGGGCGGCCGAGGACACGCGTGAGTACGTGACCGGCGAGACAGTGAACGTGAAGCTGCTGAGCCGTACCAGCTCTGCGACGCTCGCAGAGAACCTTGCGCCGGTCGACTCGCTGCGAATGAACCAGCGCCAGGCGCGACCCTATGCGCCTGGCCGCGTGCTTGTGTGCGGCCAGGCGTATCCGACTAAGACCTACGGTGTGCTGACCGTGTCTTGGGCGCATCGCAACCGGCTGCTGCAGGCCGACCAACTGGTTGACTCGTCTGCGAGCAGCATTTCGCTGGAGGGTGGCACGACATACACGCTGAGCATCTACAGCGGTACCAGCCTGAAGAAGTCGTACACCGGCCTCACCGGCACGACCTGGACTTACCCGGTCGAGGACGACATAGCGCACGGGCTGCTGCCGGTGCTGCGCATCGTGCTGTTCAGCGTTCGCGACGGTCTGCAGAGCTGGCAGCAGCACGACATCACAATCGAACGACACGGCCTTGGCTTCCGCCTCGGCGAGGATCTTGGAGGCGTAGCACCATGACTCTTTATATGGGACCGAATACCGGCCTGCTGATCAATGGCTTGCCGGGAGAAGGGCATTACAGCGATCTGATTCGGATGTGGCGCTGGGATGACTTCCTCCGCCAGCCCGTGGTCAAGGGCCGCGTCGCCGCGCTGCCCACCAGCGGCCAGGTCGAGGGCGACACTTACATTTTTACCGGCAGCGGTGTGAACCAGCACCGCATTGCACGCTGGTGGGCAACGGGTGCGACCACGCCCATTTGGGAGTACATGCCGCCCAGGTTGGGCTGGCGGGTGCAGGTGGCGAACGAGACGACGCCGAGCGGCCAGGTCAAGACGTATGAGTTCGGGGCCAGTGGCTGGACGGAGCTGGTAGGCGGGATGGCCGACGCGCCGAGCGACGGCAGCAACTACGCACGCAACAACGGGGAGTGGGGGAAGCTGGGAACCGCTGCCGGGGCCGACCTCAACGGCATGCCATTTCTCAATCTGATGCCCGACAGCGGGCGTTACGCAGGCAGTATCAACCCGCTAATCCTGCGCTTCACTGAGGCTTTTTCCAGTTCGTTCCTGACGCCATGGAATGGTGCGTCAATCGCTGACGGCGGAAAGTACATCTACGACAACACCACGTTTGGAGGGACGGCTGGCAACCTGAACCAGCGTGTCCAGGACTTGCTGGTGGCGATGGGGCGGTCCAGTGGCAGCTTGGCGCGCTATGGCGTGGAGTTCTATACCGCTGTGCTGACCGCTGGCCCCAACGCAACGACCGGCTCTACGGGCGCCGACGGCACGACCCGTTATCTCCAGATGACGAACTCGTCGAGGGCGCTCTTCATCGCCAACGGCTGGTGTACTGCGGTTCTTTGGATACGCGCGGAGGCCGGATCGCTTCACTTCATGCCGTCAACGGCCCCGACGACTGACTACAAGATTTGGCTGAATGGTGCGTCTGTACTGCCGGGACAGGTTCTAACCCCGAGCGATGGATGGAAGCACATCAGGATTTCAAAGCGATCCGCGCAAGGGTACGACAACGGTTTCCCCTTCCTTTATATGTCCCTGGGCTCCATTGCAGCTATGGCCTGTCCTGCTTTCTTCGGAGGCCTGGTTGATCCCGGTATCCACGTCGCCCCCATCGCAACCGTCAACTCACAGAGCGCATGACCATGAAACGAGTTCTACTGAAAGGCGAGTTCTTCGCGGAGTGGGATGGCACGCTGGACGAAGCCGCCACCCTCGCTGGCGTCCCGGTCGGCGACCTGGCGTTCCATCCCGACGACGCTTTGGCAGAGGTCCAGGAGCTTCGTCGGCAGGCCTATCGCACCGAGTCCGACCCGCTGCGCTTGGAGGCCGAGTATGACGCCATCGCAACCGGTGCAAAGCCGGACCTGACGGCCTGGGTCGCGGCCGTGCAGGCGATCAAGGAGCGCTATCCACTCCCGTGA